CAATGGTGGCCTCACCGGCCAGGACGACCGCCAGGCGCTTTACGACAAGGCGCTGGGGGTGCTGGCATGAGCGAAATAAAAACCATAGGGCGCTGTCTTGGCCGGGCAGTTGACGGCTCGATTTGGTTCTTCTGCAATGGCTGCAACGGCCCGCATAGCATCAAGGTCAACTCACCCAACACGCCCGGGCCGAACTGGGGCTACAACGGCAACCCGGACGCGCTGACTTTCACGCCTTCTGTGCTGGCTCGAACCACGGGCGCCCCTGATGGACGTAGTGTAATGACGCCCGAGGAAGAGGCGGAGTACGACGCTATCTATGCCAAGGGTGGAAGAGAGGCGGTTTATGCCAGCCGTTTCGGCAAGATTTGCCACTCATTCGTCACCGATGGTCGAATCCAGTACCTGGGCGACTGCACGCACGCTCTGGCTGGTCAGACGATCGATCTGCCGAATTGGGAGGAGTCATGGGCGAATTGGTGACGCAGTACAAGGTGGCGCTTATCTTTCTGGTCTGCGTATTGCTGATCGGCATTGGTGCTGGTGGCGCCTGGCAAGTACAGGAATGGCGCATGGGCAAGAAGCTCGCCGAGCAGGTAGCTCAGTTCCAAACGGACCTGAGCACGATCAGCAATGCCGCCACCGCCCAAGCCCGATCCGAGCAGGCCAAGCGACTGTCCACCGAGCAGCAGCTCGCCCGCCAGGACCAACAACACACCAAGGAATTATCCGATGCCCAACGTAACCAGGCTGCTCTGCGTGATCGCCTTGCCACTGCTGATGTGCGGCTGTCAGTCCTTCTCGACGCCACGGATTCAACCAGTGGCTGCGACGTGCCTACCACCCCCGGCGCCGTCGGCGTGGTTCATGCAGCCCGTAGAGCCCAACTTGACCCAGCGCATGCTCAGCGAATTATTGCCATCACCAACGATGGGGATAACGCCGTGATCGCGCTGCGGTCTTGTCAGGCGTATGTCAGGGCTATCACGCGGTGACCTATAATTGGGTAGGAGAACTGATCATGATCCTAGTCCACAGGATGATGTGGATTGAGTCGGACGAGAAAGTCACGCAATGGTTTAAACTGGCCCGCCCCAATGTCCGGGTAGATCTATTCGCTGCGAGAGTAGTTACTCAGGTCGTGATACTCGTTTTGGTTTTGTGAGAACGCCTGCCCAAGGCTAGAGATTCGCGTTGCCGATGGATTGGTCAGCTTGGAGCTGATGGTGAAATATGGGTACTTGCCCTGCACTTGCGGGTGGAGACTCGCTGCAACATCGACATCGGAGGTCGAAACATATCGCCCAGCCCATCGCTCGATAAGGTGTTTTATCTGAAGTGGACTCTTCAGCTTTCCTTTCGTCTTTACCTGGGCGTCGAGCCACTCATATGCAAAGCGTATGCAGTCGTTATGCTCGTGAAGCGGGGGCTCGGTACTTGAGTAGTGGGTTGTTCTTTTTGCCGCCTCAATTTGCTCGTCAGTAAGCATTATGCGTATCTCCCTGCTTGGCTTGAAGTCAAAAAGATATCATGCCATACGTCAATTTCTCATGCACATAATGCAGTCTAAAACTAACGTAACCGTCTCGATTTCATCGGGAGAAAAAACTGCTATCTCGTATAAAGGTTTTAGACAGAAGATCGTCGCATTTCATAAATTATGTGGCGAGCTTGTCTTTCCTGCTCAGACTGCTTCCGCATCGCGACTGGTCTTATTACCTCAAAATGAAAGGAGCGCCAGGCGGGATGCGTCAACATCCAACCCGGCCACCTTCCCTGCAGCTTTCCCCTGCAAGTCCAGCCAAGGCTCCTGCTTCGTGCACAAAGCGAAACGAGCCTAGCACTGTTTATTCATACAGCAAAGGTCTTGCTTTTATATGTCGACCCCCATCATCCCTTGGGTGGGCGGCAAGCGCCGCCTAGCCGATCGCCTTATCCCGCTCTTCCCGCCCCATGAATGCTACGTCGAGGTCTTTGCCGGCGGCGCCGCGCTCTACTTCATGCGTCCCCAGGCCGCGCCAGTTGAAGTCCTCAATCACATTAACGGCGACCTGGTGACGCTGTACCGCGTGGTGCAGAACCACCTGGAAGAATTCGTGCGCCAGTTCAAATGGGCGCTCAGCTCGCGGCAGGTGTTCGAATGGCAGAAGATGACTCGCCCTGAAACCCTCACCGACATCCAGCGCGCGGCCCGGTTTTTCTACCTGCAGCACCATGCATTTGCGGGGAAGGTGACAGGGCAGACGTTCGGCACCGCAACCACTGCTCCGACGATCAACCTGTTACGAATTGAGGAAAACCTCTCGGCTGCGTGGCAGCGTCTTTCCGGGACTTAAGTTGAGAACCTGGGCTGGCTAGAGTGTGCAGAGCGCTATGACCGTGCCCATACCTTCCACTACATGGATCCGCCTTATTGGCAGACCGCCGGCTATGGCGTGGATTTCCCCTTTGAAAACTATGAGCGGATGGCCGAATTCATGAGGCGCTGCCAGGGCAAGGTGATGGTCAGCATCAATGATCATCCAGACATCCGGCGGGTTTTTTCCGGGTTCCACTTTGAGACGCTCGACATCCGTTACACCACCACAAACCAACGTCAGGGGAAGGCTCAGGTTAGTGGCGAGTTGGTGATTATGAATTGGGAGCCGGCAGCATTGGGAGGGTTGTTCTGAAAAGAGAAAGTCGGCGGGCTATAACTCCGCCGATTATTGAAAGTTTTGGTTGAAGTCATGCATTATCGCGGGACTTACCAATTAGGGATTCAAGTTGAACTGCTAGTTTCTGAATTTTGTTGAAGAATGATTTGTCAAAAGGCTTTTTGGCCTTGAATGTTTTCAATAGTGCCTTTATTTCTTCATATGTGAACGGCTCTGGTTCAGTAGTGTGGTCATGTACTCGAAGCTTAATGAAAAAATTATTTTCGTCCCACTCAGTAATCACCTCGGGGAAATTTGTGAAAGTGAAATTGTTAACGCGCAAGTCATGCAGGAGCGATTCAGCTACAAACCCGCCTATTTCGCAGGAGCTAATACCCAGATGAGAAAAGTAGGTACTCATGAATATTTCCATTTAGTAGCGCAAACGATAAGCAGATAATATCTGCTTTTTAGCGAGGATAATCTTTTTGCATTGCTGTGAAATTTTTTACGACCCATTCTGTTACGGTTTCACGACTTGGAGCAGTTGACTTATACTTTTCCTTCAGCATCCATTCGACAATGAGGCGGGTTCTCTTTTCTAGATCACCGTTATTAGCGCTTACCAGGCTATTGAGGTAAAGCAGCATTTCGTAACCCTCCTTTCGGCTTAAATGATTAGCATCCTCGCCGATTAGCTTGGGGTTGTCTCCTTCCGATACCTTCCAACTGTACTCATAATACAAATCTGCTTTGGTCAACTTTGGCATGTGATGCCCTCTGGATTTACCCGGCATGGGTGATACCAAAATGCTGGCTATACGTAGGATTTTCAATCCTTAAAACTGGTCGTATTTGTAACGCCGTATTTCCCTGCAGGCTTTAGTGGGAGCTGAACTCACTTTACATCAGGCGAAGTAGCCCAGGATTGCTTCCAGGTGTAAAGCGAATGACTTGAACTGATTGTTAGGTGGGGTGGTTACCACCTAGACCTGGAAAGGTTTTGAGAGCCTCGAAATCAAGCTTTTCTAATCGGAAGGCAACGAAGTTTTGAACAAGTTCCTCCGCACAAAGCTCCGTGCGTCCAACAATATCAACAAGTGCTTCGTACGATAGAAGTTTACTATCGTCAGTGTGATGCGCGATAGCTTCGAGGAGAGTGTTGTCAAGAGTATCTTGGAGCACCACTAGGCAAAGCGGGTTGTGCGCAACAAGATTTCGACTTTCTGCAAGTTTTTTGGCGGTAAGAAGCGAATGGACGAAAGCCTCTTGGGTTGCTTTTGTCGCATCCTGAGACTTTGCAAGGTCTCGTGCCAAGTCGATTCGTGAGGATAGTGGAGCGCGTGCAAAATGCTTATGAATTGTTTTCCCTGCCCAATCATGGATGCATTTATTTGTTGTTCCTTCGATGCTGCCAAAAGCGATGAACATTCGGCCAATCAATGGGGCCCACCGGGCTGAATCTACGAGACTGACCATGTTTAGCTTCCACCTTTTATCAAGTCGAGTCGCGAGTCGACCCCGGTTGAACGAATTGTTACGCTCCGAGCAAGGCTTGGATGCTACTAGCGCAGCTTAAGTAAACTCGATTGCAGTTAGTATTCTGGCAACAGACCGACGCTACCGATTTGCCGCTGGACTGTCCACAGGAAGCATATGGCGGAAGTAGCGTATTGCCCATCGCAGGGCTTGCCAGGAGCGACCGTGAAGTCGGCTAAGCAGCGTAGTAGCAGAAGGGCGGATTGCTTAGAAGTTGTATCGGGGATAGGGCTTTAACGCCTCATGAGTAGGCTAAGCAGACGACGTCAAATTTCTTGGCCCATTTCATCGACGGACGGTGAAAAGAGAACGGATAGCTAGGAAGCGTATGGGGCAAAAATGGGGCAAACCATACGCCAATCTATGCCATCCAATGCCAATTATGCGTTTATACAACCTTATGCATAAGCGCACTACAGCCAGCAACCACGGGGCTATCCGTCAAAACCATCCGCATACCCCCACACAATTGGCGTGTGGGAGGACAGATCGGACGTATTTTTACTCATTGGGTCGTAGGCAAATTCGTTGAAGGAGTGGGGCAAATGTGGGGCATTCCGCCCTGCGATTTTGCAATGGGCGCAAGGTTAACACGCGAGGTCGGGGCTTCGCAGGTCGCAAACGGGTAGGTAAAACGCAGGCCGAAAGCCTGAGGTGGAGAGCAGGCTCCAGGCGCCGCTATTTTGCCCTGCGGCCACTGGCGGGGAACAAGCCTCGGATAACCCCGAGAAAAGCGGCAAACAAGTTGATGGAGGTTGCGGTGGTGATAGCGATCAACACGTTGTCGGAAAACGGAGCTTTGCCGGAATAGTAAGTTGACCAACCATTCCACACGAGCAAAACCGCCCAAAAGATCACGCCGCAGGCAGCAAACCAGAAAGCACGCCCCGCATACTTCTTGCGCAGCTGCCTTTCGGCCTTCTGATCTTTCAGGTTTTGGTTTCTTTCATCGTCAGTACCCACTGCCTGCTCGCCCCCAGGTTGGGAGTCCTGGTCGGGCCCTGATGCGGGGGGCAGTGTCAGCTCAAGGTTGTCGAGTTCCTCACTCACGGTTGCGGCTCTTTGGGTGAATGAACTCCGCCATTTCCTTCCAGTCAATGGCGGAACCATCCGCTCCCCTGAGTGCCCAGGCGGTACCTTCCTCGTGGGAGAGGTTGGACAGTTGAGTCCCTGACCACTTGCCGTATTTATTGATAATGCGGTCAATCAGACGCTGGGCGTAGGTATCGCTTTCAGGAATTCTCGGTGTCACGAAGACGATGTCTTCGACGTCGGGTTTAAGGTTGCTGAGCAGCGACGTCACAGGGCGGCTGCCGTAGGACTTCAACTCATGATAGAGCGATGGAATGACCGGGCCGTATTGCCAGCGGGCAAAGTGATCATCCATAAGGGGTAGCTCCCTTTCACGCAGATGCCAGGATTGCGTATAAAACAGCAGCTTTTGAAGCTTCATTGGAGTCAAGCCTGAAAGCTTGCCTTCTTTGGCGCGTTCAATGAAGGCGTTAGCAACAGCTAGAGCTGAATAAGCCATGAGCACCTCCGAAATGGCTGGCTACGTTGTTATAGAGTTTCATATATAGGCTCGGGATTGTCGACATGCAATGGCGTCGGTTGACGGGCGCCGTGTCGTATCCCGGGCAGGCTGGAAAAGTTGAATCAAGTGTGGCGGATAATAGTGGGCTGAATACTGTTTGTATAGACAGTGTTTCGTGAGGATTTTAGCGGAATACTGATAAATGCATAGATTATGCAAATTAGCATTTGCCAACCCCAAAATCTCCCGCCATTATCCCCGTTATGCAAAAACGCAACGTTTCTATCGTCTTAAGAGAACTGCTGGACCGCGACCGGATCTCCCCCACGGAGCTTCACCGGCGTACCGGCGTGCCTCAATCCACGTTGTCCCGGATTCTCAGCGGCAAGATCGTTGATCCGTCGGACAAGCACATCTCCCGCATCGCCGAGTACTTTCGCGTCAGCACCGACCAGTTGCGCGGGCGCGCGGCGGTGGGCGCCCTGCGCGATGACGGGCGCGACCCGATGCATTCGGAACTCAAGGACATAAGCCTGTGGGATGACGACACACCCGTTAATGATGACGAGGTGTCGATCCCCTTTCTGCGCGAGGTTGAATTGGCTGCTGGATCAGGAAGATTCGTCATCGAGGAAAGCGAGAAGGCCAGCCTGCGTTTCGGCAAGCGCAGCCTGCGGCATAACGGTGTGCAGTTTGATCAGGCCAAGTGCGTGACGGTGCGTGGCAACAGTATGTTGCCGGTACTGCGTGATGGCGCGACGGTCGGGGTGAACGCGGGCAAGAGTGGTATTGGTGACATCGTTGATGGCGATTTGTATGCCATCAACCACAATGGCCAATTGCGCGTGAAACAGCTCTATCGCCTGCCTTCCGGGATTCGCCTGCGCAGTTTCAATCGCGACGAACACCCGGATGAGGACTACAGCTTCCAGGATATCCAGGATGAGCAGATCAGCATCCTCGGTCATGTGTTCTGGTGGGGCATGTACGCCCGTTAACCTCCTTGCGTAAGACAAAGCCCGCCCATGAGCGGGCTTTTTTTCGCCTGTGGGAAACCACCGAACCCTCGGCCTGCAAGGCTGCAAATGCATTTGTGCAATTAACGACGGAAAATAAATGCATTTGTGCATTGACTGTATATGCATACATGCATATTCTTCGTCTCAAGCCAGCCAACAAGGTGGTGGAGGCGGCAAGGATGCTGCCAAGGAAGACAAGGAAGGCACGCAACATCGGCAAGGACGCCATCTGAGCGATGGCAGGGATGCCAGGCAACACCGGCAAGGATGCCGACGCTCTTTAGTGTTACCGCTTCAAGAACAGGCAGCGATGAACCGGCCTTAACGGTTCAGAGGGTTGGCAACTGACCCGGGTGTGCAGCGTAAAGCACCAGAAGCAGTTATCCGGCAGACAGGGATCGTGGTCGGAAAAACATTGAGGAAAGGTCCGTACCGCGCCAGTAGCGCCGAAAGACCGAGGACATCATTACTGAAAAGCCCGGGCAACCGGGCTTTTTGGAATGCCTACCTACACATGGATTTACCCAAGAGCCGGCTCTGTGCCGGTAGTGCTCAGCCAGGAGGCGTGACATGACAAACGAGCAGCAAGCGTTAGCGGAAATGCCTATCTGGCTGGTGATCGTGCTGGCCCTGATCGGCGGGGTGTCTGGCGAGATGTGGCGCGCCGACAAAGAGGGAGCCCGAGGTTGGTCGCTGGTACGGCGCCTGGCGCTGCGTTCCGGGGCGTGCATGGTCTGCGGCGTGTCGGCATTGATGCTGTGCTACGCCGCCGGCATGTCGATCTGGACCGCCGGGGCCATCGGTTGCCTGACCGCCATGGCCGGTGCGGACGTGGCCATCGGCCTTTATGAACGCTGGGCGGCCAAGCGCATCGGGGTCAACGAGGCCCCGACCTCTCGCCCGGATCAGCAGTAAACGCTGCAAGGATGTAAGCAGATGACACTTCTTGAAAAACCTTCCCAATTGCCCATAGCGATTGGGGGTGCACTGAAAAGCGCGTTCCCACAGCTGCGCATTGGCAATCACCATGATTTTCCCGACACGGGCGATAAAACCGGCATCTTGATCAGCGTGGAGCGCAACGGCCCTGGCGTTCGCTCCCTTGCTGGGCGTAAGGCCCATGCCTTGTCGGTGTCACTCAGGGCCACGGTCGCCAGCGGGTCAGCACCGTTTGACGCGTGCGACCTGGCCAGCCAAATGATGGACCTAGCCCTGGATAACCGCTGGGGCCTGCCGCCAGACCAGTGCGATCTGCCCACCGCGATTGTCGCGGCACCTTCCGCACTCACCGGCGCGGAAACGGACTACGACACCTGGAGCGTGTCCTTTACCCAAAACCTCTACCTCGGCCCGTCACTGCTCGACGATCCCACAGGCAAACCGCTGTTTGCCTGCACGTGGGAGGTCACGAACATCGACGATCCGGATCAATATCGCCCGCTGCAGGAGTAGCCCATGTTCGATGCACTGCTACGCATGCAATTGGGGCCGATCGTCGAACGCCTGGCGGAAATGGAAGCTCAGCTGGAAGACCTGTATCGACGCGCAGAGAGCTTTTGCCGGATTGGCGTGTGCCAGGAGGTCGACGCCGCCAGCAATACCTGCAAGGTCAGCCACGGTGATTTGCTCAGCCCGGCGATCCGATTTTTCAACCCAAGCGCTGGAGCGCAAACCGAAACGCGCATTCCTTCAGTGGGCGAACAATGCCTGCTGCTCAATTACGGCGGTGGGGAAGGGGGCGCGCAGTCAGTGGCGTTGTTCGGCCTCAACAGCAGTCTCTTTCCGTCAGTGTCCGCCGTTGCGTCGCTGACGCGGCGTCGCTATCAGGACGGCACCCAAAGCGACTACGACGACGCCAGCCACCTGTTCAATTGGGTTAACGGCCCGACCACGTTCAGCGGCTCCCGCGAGCAGGTCGACGTCAAGGTCGGTGCCGCCAGCCTGACCATGAATGCCCAAAGCATCAACCTGCAACTCGGCGCCACCGGCGTGTTGCTGGATGCCGCCGGCGTGCATTTGAGCGGCCCGGTGGTGGATCACCAAGGCCGCGTGATCAGCAGCGCATAAGGATTTGCCATGATCGGAATCGATAGGAACACCGGGGCAGCCGTCGATGACTGGCTGCAATTCGTGCAGCGCGCCACCCGAGCGCTGACCACCCCGCTGGGCACTCGGCAGAAACGCCCACTGTACGGCTCGATGATCCCGCAACTGCTCGGCCAGAACCTCGGCGACGACCTGTTGATCCTTGCCCAAAGCCACGCCGCGCAGGCGTTCTACAACGCCCAGAACGGCATCGCCGACTTTCAACCCCAGGTCATCGTCGCCACCCGCCAGGGCGCCGGTTTGTTGCTGCGTTTTGCCGGCACCTGGAAAAACCGCCAACAATCCTTCGAGGTCGTGACATGAGCATGTTGATCCCTGGCCAGAACAAACTGGCCGAACCGGCCATCATCGCTGTCGATGAGTTCGAACCGTTGTTGGCCGAGTTCAAGGCCTTCGTGGTCGACTACGTCGCCATCCGCGCGCCGCAAAGCGCGGCCAAACTCAAGGTCAGCCTCGACAATGAAAGCGAACTGCTGACCCTGGCCCTGGAAGCGTTTTGCGTGCGCCTGCAAACCCACGAGCGCAAGTACAACGCTCGCATCAAACAGATGCTGGCGTGGTGGGCCGCCGGCAGCAACCTGGATGCACGCCTGGCCGACATGGGCCTGGAGCGCCAGGTGCTCGACCCCGGTGACCCGGCCGCCTTCCCGCCGGTGCCGCCGGTGCTGGAAAGCGACGACGACGCCCGCCTGCGTTACTACCTGGCCCCACACGCCCCGGCGGCGGGTTCGCGCATGCAATATCGCCGCGAGGTGTTCACCCTGGGCGAGCGGCCGTCGGTCAAGGTGCAAAGCGCCACGCCGGGTGTGGTCACCGTCAGCTACACCTTTGACCCGGACGGCTATGCGGCTCAGGTCAAGGACGGCAATGGCCGACGCACCGCCCCCGGCGAGGTGATGGTCACTGTGCTTTCAAGAGACGGTGATGGCACCGCGTCTGCCGATTTGCTTGACGGCGTACGGCGACATTTCGCACGACCCGATGTAAGGCCGGAAACCGATCTCGTCACCGTCCAAGGGGCACAGATCCAGCGCTATAAAATTCGTGTGGTCGCCAAGATCAACGCCGGTCCTGATTCGGGGTTGACCCAAGTGGCTGCTCAGCAACTGCTGCAAACCTACGCCAACTCCTGTCATCGCCTGGAAGGCCGAGTCGACCCAAGCTGGATCGACTACGCCATCCACAGCGCCGGCGCCGCGCAACTGCAGATCCTCGAACCGCTGGAGCCGATCATCAGCTCGGCATTCCAGGCTCCGTACTGCACGGGCGTCGAGGTGGAGGTGCGTACGCTATGAGTGAACCCAAAGCGAGCCTGTTGCCTGCCAACAGCTCACCGCTGGAAAAGGCGTTGGACCTGGGCTTCGGCTATTTGCTGGAACGGGTGACGCCACCCTTCCCTCAACTGATGGACCCGGATCACACACCGGCGGTGTTCTTGCCCTACCTGGCAGCGGACCGCGCGGTGAACGAATGGAGCACCACGGCCCCCGAGGCCGAGAAGCGCCTGACCGTCAAACTCGCTTGGCCTACCGCCCGGCAGGCCGGCACCCGCCAAGCCCTGGAAAACGCCGCCAAGGGCCTGCAACTCAGCCCCGAAGTGCGCGCCTGGTACGAGCAAAAACCGCCCGGCGTGCCCTACAGCTTTGCCGTACGCGCCTGGACCGAATTGCCCTACAGCGAAACCATCGACGCCCGACTCGACCGCCGCCTGGCCGACGCCAAAAGCGAGCGCGACATCCTGTCGATCTCCGTGGGCCTGAGCGCCTCCGGTCGCCACAGCATCGGCGCCGCCACGCTGTGCGGCGAACTCACCACGATCTATCCCAACGTGCTGGCAGGGGTCGAGGCCTCAGGGCGCGCCTTTATGGCGGCCGGCCTCTACACCGTCGAAACCACCACCCTTTATCCACAGGAGCACTAAATGGCTGACTATTACACCCTGCTCACCGACGCGGGGATCGCCTACGAAACCGCCTGCAAGGCTGCCGGCGTGCCGATCAAACTGGCGCAGATCTCCGTCGGCGACGGCAACGGCGCTGTCTATAACCCTGATGCCAGCGCAAAAGCGCTGAAACGCGAAGTCTGGCGCGGGCCGTTGAACGCTTTATTCCAGGATGAGAAAAACGCCAACTGGTTGATGGCCGAAGTCACCATCCCGTCGGATGTGGGCGGCTGGTATGTGCGCGAAGCCGGTTTGTGGACGGATACCGGGATTTTGTATGCCATCGTTAAATACCCGGAGTCGTATAAGCCGGTGTTGGCGACGTCGGGATCGGGGAAGGAGTTTTATATTCGCTCGATTTTCGAGACGAGTAATGCGGCGATTGTGACGTTGTTGATTGATGACACGGTGGTGAAGGCGACTCGGGCTTGGGTGATGGATTATCTGGGTCGGCAGTTGGCTGAGGGAACGTATACCAAGGCTGAGATTGAGATGCTGATTGCTCAGTCTTCAGCGTTGCCTGTGGGGTCTATGGTTGCGTTTCCAATCGATAAAGTCCCGGTAGGGTTCCTGGAAATTGACGGTAGCGTGAAGAGTGCCACGGCCTATCCTGATTTGGCGAAGTTTCTGGGTACGGCCTTCAACAAGGGGGATGAGGGCGCCGGGAATTTTCGACTACCAGAGTCGCGTGGGGAGTTTTTGCGTGGGTGGGATCATGGGCGTGGAGTCGATGTTGGCCGTACCATCGGTGGCTTTCAACTCGATCAGATGCAGGGCCACCTTCATGCTCCGCCTAAGGGGGCTACGGCATATGCCGCGTTTGGTCCGGGTGGTTCAGCTCTAGCGAGCGGTAGCGGAATCATAAATCCTGCTGCTTCCGGTTCGTCAATGACGGACGGTGTTAACGGTGAGGTTCGCTCTGGCGCGGAGACGCGTCCGCGCAACCTTGCCGTGATGTGGTGTATCAAAGCCTGGAACGCACCCATCAATCAGGGAAGTATTGATGTTGCAGCGCTCGTCAGTGAACTCGATGCGTTGAAATCTGCTGTTCCAGTCGGTTCGATTATTCCATTCCCCAAAGCTGCGGTGCCGCCAGGCTATTTGGAGTTGGATGGTAGCGTACAAAGCGTCGCAACTTACCCAGACCTAGCGGTCTATCTAGGCACTACGTTCAACACAGGGGGCGAACCTGTTGGGTTCTTCCGCTTGCCTGATTCGCGTGGCGAGTTCCTACGAGGTTGGGATCATGGGCGGGGCATAGACTCAAATCGGACAATTGGTAGTTGGCAGAAAGGCACAGCAGTTACTCATGACTCTGATCGCGGTCCCGCCTTGACACCAATTGTTATTGGGGCGGCGCTCTCTGGAGGTGCTTCGGGTAGCGAAGCTATCGGTGCTGACTCATATCAGATTCAGGCTGGAAATTATGTATTGCAATCTGCTTGGGCGGGCACCCCGTCACCTGTTGCGACGGTGGACACGTATCTGGGCGTAACACGTCCTCGAAATCTGTCAGTCATGTGGTGCATCAAGGCTTGGAACGCCCCCATCAATCAGGGGCAGATAGACATCAGTGCACTGGCTCTTGAGGTTTCCAACCTGGCAAACATGGCTGACTTCACTGTTATTTATCCGGGAGGTGGTAACAAGACCAGTCCGGGAGGCGTGGCGACCAATAGTCGCTACATCGCGGCAAACCCTTTTCCTGGATATCACGTGTTTTGCACCGCGCAAGTTCTCTACAACGGGGAGTGGGCAAACCCTGAGTTTGGCGATCATTTCAGCGGCATAGGCGGGCCTGACCGTTACGGTCATGGTGTGCAAGCAAATCAGATGGGTAACTCGATTATTGTTCAAACGGGGGTAAACGGCCTCGTCTATCCGAATGTCTTGTCCGGTGCTCCGTTTTTGCTATCGGCAACGACTGGTGTTTCTCCGTTGCCTTGTCGTGTTCTTGTGTGGCGATTGAAGGGGGTGATTGCATGACCGTTTATGCAGCGTTGGGGAGTGGTTTTCAGCAGGTGGGAGGCGTTTGCCCAGAGGGCTGGGTGGTTATGCAGGGCGATCGCCCTTCTCCCATTCATATTGCCTCGGAGGAGGGGGTCTGGATTGTTCCTGTTCCTTCACCTGACGATATCCAAGTTGCCCTGAAGAACGCCGAAAGAACTTGGCGGGACAGCATGCTGACGGCGGTTATATGGTTGCGTGAACGTCACCAAGACCAGCGGGAAATTGGCGGAGACACAGCATTGTCCGGCGAGCAATTCGCTGAGTTGTTGGCCTATATGCAGGCACTGCGCGACTGGCCCCAATCCCCCGACTTTCCGAATAGCGAACATCGACCGATAGCACCGGCCTGGATCGCTGGCCAAACCGAATAAACGCTCCGCGCCGACGGGGCGTTTTCTTTATCAATCTGAACACCCGCCGCCTTGAGCGGCTTTTTTGTGCCTGGAGATCCTACCTATGCCCACCCGCCAAACCTACACCGTCCTCATCCCATTCCCCACCGGCGCCGGCCATTGGTCCACCGTCGGTCAGGAATTGGAGTTGCTGGACGTTGAAGCATCCGCCCTGCGCACCGCTGGCCGTCTGGAACTCACCAGCGTCCTTAACACCACCCCGGCCAAAAAGGCCACTACCAAGAAGGCTGACTAACCATGGCTGAGGTTCTGAACTTCGAGCACAACGGCATCACCGTGAATGCCACTGAATCTCCCGAGGCCATGGGTGGCCTGGGTGATAACGTGATTGGCCTGGTCGGCACTGCGCCGAAGGCCCATGCGTCGATCCCGAAAAACGCGCCGTTCCGTATCAACAGTTTCACCACCCAGGCACTGCTGGACCCCACCGGTACCGAGTCGGGCACGCTGTTCCACGCGGTCTACCAGATCCTCAAGGTGGTCAAGGTGCCGGTCTATGTGGTGATCGTGGAGGAGGGCGCGACCCCGGCGGACACCCTCAACAATGTAATCGGCGGTGACGAGCCGGTTACCGGTCGCAAGCTGGGCCTGGCTGCACTGGCCAGTGTGCCGGAAGACCTGACCATCATCGGGGCTCCGGGCTTCACCGGTACCAAGGCTGTGGCCGGCGAGTTCGCCTCGTTCGGCAAGCGCATCAAGGCCCGCGTGGTGCTGGACGGCAAAGACGCAAGCGTTGCCGACCAGGTGACCTACAGCGGCGAACTGGGCGGTGCCGACCTGGGCTTCGACCGTTGCCTGCTGGTGCACAACATGCCGTCGGTGTACTCCAAGGCGGCGAAGAAGAACGTGTTCCTCGCGCCATCGTCCCTGGCTATCGCGGCGCTGGCCAAGGTCAAGCAATGGGAAAGCCCGGGCAATCAGGTGACGTTCGCCGAGGACGTTTCCCGCGTGGTTGAGTACAACATCCTCGACACTTCGACCGAAGGCGACCTGCTCAACCGTTATGGCGTGAGCTACTACGCCCGCACCATTCTCGGCGGTTTCTCGCTGCTGGGTAACCGCTCCATCACCGGCAAGTTCATCAGTTACGTCGGCCTTGAAGACGCCATCAGCCGCAAGCTGGTCAAGGCCGGCCAGAAAGCCATGGCCAAGAACCTCACCAAGTCCTTTATGGACCAAGAGGTCAAGCGCATCAACGATTGGCTGCAAACCCTGGTCGCCGACGAAACCATCCCCGGCGGCAGCGTGTACCTGCACCCGGAGTTGAACAGTGTCGAGAAGTATAAGAACGGCACCTGGTTCATCGTCATCGACTACGGCCGCTATGCGCCAAACGAACACATGATTTATCAACTCAATGCCCGCGATGAAATCATCGAGCAGTTCCTGGAGGACGTTCTCTAATGTTTACCAACCGAGTCAGACAGGCCATTGCGGCCACCCTTCAAGGCCTGCCGTTGTCCGCGACGGTGGACTCCTTCACGCCGCCGAAGATCGAGTTCGAAATGGAAGCCATGACCGGCGGCCGTTTTATTGCCGAAGAAATGGCCAAGAGTGGCAAGCCTTTGACCGCCACCTTGATCCTGCAAGGTGCCGGCCCGGAAATCATGCTGGCCCTGGGCGTGCGCCTGGGCGATGACATCCTGCTCAACGTGCGTGAAGCCGGCCAGGACCAGGACGGCAAGACCTATTTCACCTACCACACCGTTGGCGGCAAGCTCAAATCCTTGAGCGAGGCGGCGATGGTGATGAATACCAAGGCCACCACCACGCTGGAGCTGTCCTGCCGCACCTATAACCGCCTGGAAAACGGCATTCCGGTGATCGACATCGACGTGCGCACCCAGAAGTTCGTGCTCAACGGCGTCGACATCCTCGGCGATGCCCGCCGCGCCGTGCTGATGCCGTAATCCCCCGGGGCGGGTTCGCTCGCCCCCCTACTTCACCAAGGAGCTGCCCCATGGCCTGGATGCCACCGCTGCACCGCCTGCTCTCGCCGATCAACGCCGACACCGGCGCGACGATCGAACAGGTGCAACTCAAGCCGCTGTACTACGCCGCGCAAAAAGAAGCGCTGGCCCGGGCCGGTGATGACGAGGACGACCAGTTCTTCGAACTGGCGAAACTCGCCACCGGCCTGTCGGAAAAAGAGCTCGACCAACTCAAGCGCCCGGACTACGTAACCATTGCCCAATACGTACACGAGATGTCGACACGTCCCGCGTCGTTTTTCCTGGGCACGCTGGCGGAATCGGGCCACGACCAGCCCGTCCACTTGCTGCTGCCCCTCGATGCTGCCGGCCGTACCTTTACCGAGTTGTCCTTGGAAATGCCCGCCCTGCGCGCGACCAAGGTGATGAAGAAACTCGCCACCAACAAAGAGCGCGCCGAGTTCATCACCGCTCACTGCAGTGGCTTGATGATCCCTGATCTTGCCGGCTTGACCGTACCCGACTGGACCGAACTGCAGGCGCGCATCGACGATTTTTTAAATCAACCGGCGGCCTTCTTTCGCAACGCGACATCGAAGTGATCCTCGATGTGGTGCCGCTGGTTTACTCGGTAACTGAAGCGGAGATCCTCGACTGGGATGCCGCCAAAGCATTGCGCCGCTACGACATCGCGATCACTCGCCTTGGGGTTAAACAGGAGTAGAGCGGGATGCAGGAAACTAAATATGGGATCAAGCTCGCCCAGGAGGACTTCCGCTGGATGATCGGCGAGGCCGATCTCGGCAATGTGCTCGCACCGTTTTCCACCCGTGCTGCGGCACCTGTAAGCCTGGAGGCTGCCTCGCAGCCACAGTTGGAGCTGCGCTCTACGCTGGTCACGCTCAGTGTGGATATCAACGCCTTGACCCAAGAGCAAGTACGACTGCGCGAGACGTTGGAGACGCTTAACAGTACGTTGTTCATCAACAGCGATTCCCTGGCGCCCAGGGCGGCTGATGTCGCCGCGAGTGCGTTGAAAGATGAACCCAAGGCGCCCGCTGAGGGGGCTGTGATGGGCATGGTCAAGGCCGTTGGCGGCGAATTGTGGGATGCGCTGAAAGGCAAGCTCGCAGAAAAGGCCATTGATGGGCTCCTGGACCCGATCAGCAAGAAGGTCAAAGGTCGCAAAAAAATCGGTGGGGGTGGTTCAGGCTTACTTAACCTGTTCGGGCAAGCCCGCCAGGCCCTGGGTGGCTCGCCACCAGGCATTCAGTGGGGTGTTACCTCGCAAGGCTTTCAGTCCTTTGCCGGGGCAAGCGTCGCAGCGCCAAGGCTCAGCCTGCCAAATGGCCCCTCCGGTGCCTTGACCGATACCGTTGCCACGCTCGGAACCGTCGGCATCCGGCGGCTCGCCCCCTTGAGAACCGCCGAAGCCGCCCTGGACGTGATCCAGGGCGTGCGCCACGGCGATGCCAACGCCATCGGTTCCGGCCTGAGTACCGCCGGTGGAGCCTGGGCCGGCGCCTCTGCCGGCGCAGCCATCGGCACTCTGGTTTTACCCGGCGTAGGCACTGCCGTCGGCGGCGCGATCGGTGGTCTGCTGGGCAGTGAGGCGGGCGCCTGGCTGGGGAACAAACTGTTCGGTTCGAGTGATCGCTTGCCGTCACCGAACGCGGTCAGCAAAGAACTCAACCATGCACGCCCGGACAACGTTCAAGTCTCGATCGCCCCCAGTATCCAGATCACCGGGGTCAATCCTGCCGACGCCCAGCAGGTGGTCAACCAGGTTATCCAGGCCCTGCAATTCCAATGTGTGCCGATGCTCACCGATGCGTTGGGGATCCGGCGCAACGCGGCTTTGGCCGATCCAGGAGGTGATTGATGCGACAGCAAATGGTACTGGGCGCCTTTATTTTTGGCCTCTCCCGAGGGTTTGCCTATTCCACGTTGGCCCGTAGCAGCGATGGCGGCTGGAGCGACCTGGCGATAATCGCCAGCAAGCCGCAGTCGCGGCAGAGCGGCCAGAAGCTGGAAAAACTTACGTTCAGTGGCACGGCCATGTACGGCATCGGTATGCAGCGACTGGATGAATTGCGCGCGCTGCAAAATCAGCGCACGCCGTTGCCGCTGGTGGATGGGATCGGCCGTAACTGGGGCTTGTGGCGGATCAACTCGGTGATGGAAACCCAGAACAATGTGATCGATGACGGCACAGCCATGGTCATGACCTGGAGCCTTGAGCTGGAGGAATTCGTCAATGCGTAGAGTGCGAAGTATCGCCGGTGATTCGGTCAACCTGCTGCTCTATCGCGAGCTTGGGCGTTGCGATGATGGCGCCGAAGAAACCTTGTGGCGCCTGAACCCGGCCCTTGCCGAGTACGGGCCGGTGCTTCCGGCCGGTGTGTGGGTGAGCGTGCCTGAAATGCAATCGCGGCCGATTGCGTTGCAGCCTGTTCTGGCATGGGATTGAGGAGGTTTTATGGCACAGGGATTTACGCCGATCGTGGAGTTTTACGGCGCCAACGCGGCGTTGCTCAATCAACGTATCATGCGTTGGAGTCACACTGACGCGGCGGGCATAGAGTCTGACCGGCTGGAACTGACGCTCAATATCGAAGGCCTTGAAGGCCTGCCAAGCTTGAGCGGCAAGGTCGGCATGCGCGTGGGTTACTCGGAGTCGGGGCTGGTAGAGAAGGGCGAGTTCGTCATTACCCAGCGAACCCCCGTGCTGTTTCCCATGCGCCTGATGATCGTGGCGACGGCCGCGCCGTTCAGCGTGGGCGACCCTCACGGCTACCGTCAGCGTCGTTCCGCCAGTTACGGGCCTACCACTCTGGGGGCGCTATTTCGGCAATTGGTCGGCCGGCATGGTTTTTCACCGCGTGTGGCGCCGTCGCTGGAGGGCATTCCGATTGCCCACATCGACCAATCCAACGAAAGCGATATGGCGTTTATCACGCGTCTGGCCAGGCGCTATAGCGCGGTGACCAAACCGTTCAACGAGCTGTATGTGCTGGCAGAGGCCGGGCAAGTCAAATCGCTGTCCCTTCAACAACTGCCGGAGGTGAAATTGTCCGTGACCCAGGACAACCGCCCCGGTGACTACGCCTTCATCACCGCCACGCTCAACGACAACGCGCGCTCCAAATACGGGGGCAGCCGTGTCACCTGGTGGGATGTTGCCGGGGGCAAGCAGCGCGTGGTTGAGATCGGGGTCGCGCCGTTCAAGACCGTGCGCCAGCGGTGTCAGAACGAAGAAGAAGCGCGTGCCGTCGCCGAAGGTGAGTTGCGCCGTGTGGGGCGGGAAGGGCTGGAGCTGTTGATCGATTGCCCCGGCAACCCGTTGTTGGCCGCCGAAGGGCTGTTGCGCCTGGACGACACCTGGCCGGCGTACATGCAGGGGCAATGGTCGATAACCAAGGTCGTCAATGTGGGCGACCCGGTGACGGGGTATCGCAGTTCGATCACGGCCGGTGGTTTGTCCACCTAGCGGGGGTTCAAGGTGAGTGTGGTGGTGATAACTCAGCCTCAATTGATTCAAATCATGCCAGGAGCCCGCCGTGTAGCGGGCCTTTTTTTACCCGCGTTGAATGCGGCTTTCATGCGTTACGAAATCAACAGCGTGCAGCGTGCCGCTGCTTTTCTCGCGCAGATCGGCCACGAGTCCGGCGAATTGCACTACGTGCGCGAACTCGGCAGTGACGCCTATTTGAGCAAGTACGATACCGGTGCATTGGCTGCGCGCTTGGGCAACACGCCCGAGCCGGATGGCGATGGCCAAAAGTACCGAGGCCGGGGGCTGATCCAGATCACCGGTCGGCGCAATTACCTGGCTTGCAGCCAGGCGCTGTTCGGTGATGAACGATTATTGCGTGAGCCGGTGTTGCTGGAGCAACCCCAATGGGCCGCCGAGTCCGCCGCCTGGTTCTGGCAGAGCAATGGCCTGAACGAGCTGGCGGATAAGGATCAGTTCACCACCATCACGCGGCGCATCAACGGTGGGCTCAATGGTCTGGAAGACCGTTTGCGCTTGTGGGCGCGGGCGAAGGCGGTGTTATGCGCTTCTTAGGCGTATGCCGCCTGATCGGCGCGTGCTTGCTGGTGGCGCTGACCTGGCAGGTGCAGGCCTGGCGCCATGCTGCGCAGCTTGAACATGTGTTAATGACGCAGGCGCAGGCGTTATCTGCGCAAAGCCAGGCAGCCTTGCATCAACAGCAGGCTGAACACGCCAAACGGCTGGCCCTCGAGCAACAGCTCAACGCCAGTGACCAACACCATGCGCGGGAGTTAAGCGATGCCCAACGTCACCAGGCTGCTCTGCGCGACCGCCTGGCCACTGCTGATGTGCGGTTGTCAGTCCTTCTCGACGCCACCGAGTCCACCAGTGGCTGCACAATGCCAGCCTCCGCCCCCGCCGGCAGCGTGGTTCATGCAGCCACGCGAGCCCGACTTGACCCGGCGCATGCTCAGCGAATTATCGGCATCACCGACGACGGAGACAACGCCCTGATTGCCTTGCGCGCCTGTCAGGCCTATGTGCGTGCGGTCGCCCGTTAA